GTTGTTTTTTGTAGTGGTCCCTCTGGATCGGGTAAGTCTTATATAGCAGCGGGAATAGCTTCGGAACATCTCCACAAGGGGGAAATAGATCAGGTATTGATAACAAGACCTCTTGTTTGTACCGGAAAAGAATTAGGAAGTCTTCCGGGAGACTTGTTAGACAAAATAGCCCCATATCTTCTTCCTATGCAGGAAAATTTTAGAAACTTCTTAGGGAGAGCCTATTACGGAATGTACTACAACGAAGGTAGGATAAAATATCAACCCCTAGAAGTTATGAGGGGGTCTACTTTTCATAATACATATATGATACTAGACGAAGCTCAAAACTGTACTTTTGAACAAATAAAAATGTTTATAACCAGAATGGGGCAGGGGAGTAAAGTGTTGATAAATGGAGATACTCGACAGTGCGATCTTTCAAAAAGTGGTCTATGGGACTGTATAGAAAAGCTTGAGGGCGTGGATGGTGTCGGAATCTCCACACTCACAAGACAGGATATTCAAAGGAATGGTATTCTTGGAAGAATATTAACTGCTATGGAAAATTAGCGTGTAATGTTAGCGTCTATCCTCTAGAATATAGAGTCAACTTACTATACGGAGGAACGAATGCCGCTTTATGACTTTGAGTGTAAACAATGTAAATATTACGATGAAATTAGACAGGCTCATGATGCTCCATCTATATTGGAGTGTCCGTGCTGCGATAAAAAAACTTTAAGAAAGGTTTTTATAAACCCTCCCGCTATATCTATTAGGGGAGAGCCTACTACAATCGCACAGCTAGCAGATAAAAATACTAGAAACATGGGCCACTACGAAAAGCAAGACAGATCCGCCAAAGATAATCCTAAAAATAAAAGTGAGGCTCAAAAGAAAAGAGAGGTTAACAGAAAGATAAATGGAATGACGAATAAAGAGAAGGTTAAATGGATAAAAGAAGGTGACTCATGAATGAATTACAAATATCCGATAATCAAATAGATAGAAAAAACTGCCCTCATCACGCTACCATTACCATGAAGATTGATATTAGAAAAATGTATGACGATGGCAGTCTTGACAACCAAGTCATGGGTAATCGCCTACTATCTAAATATGGCATATCTAATAAGGCTCAGATATGTATTTCTGGAGCTACAGAAGCAGACTGTATAAGAATACTAAAAGAAAAACTGGAGAAGCTAAATGGCTAGATGGGAAAACGAAGATGTGTCTGATCTAAATTTACCAGACCCGCAAGATGTGCAAAAAAGATACTTTGGGAAAAGCGCAGCAGTCGCTATGGAAGCAAAGGAGGCTTTTGCATATACTAACACTGTTGATGAGTCAACTTCTTACCATATACTTTACGACAGGGCTGAAATAATTGATCCCTACAACGATAGATTTACAAGATCGTCTTCTACAACTAGGAGATTTAAGAAAGTTTCAGAAGATTGCTTTGCTTTCTATATGAAATATTTGAAAACTAGAAATAGTTTATACTTTACCAGAGCCAGAAGATTAGTAATGGAGAAATGAAATGAAGAAAGGTCCACTTTCAAAAGCTGAAAAATATTATATTGAAAACAATCCAAGATCAGAATTGGCTGATCTATCTAAAGATCTAGATAGATCCGAACTTTCAATATCAAAACATTTAAAAACAATCAAAAAAGATACAGAAGCACCCGACTCTTCTACTTTATATGCTAGAGACTCTAATAAAGTAGCTACAATTATGACAGAAGCGGCTTCTATGGCGGCAGATGAGTCTAGAAAAAAAACATCACAACCCGAAAAATATAGAGGGATAATCCATAAGATCAAGGAGGAATAGCATGATTTGCACAAAGAGAGATGGCTATATGAGAAGGCTTATTATGGAGCATCTTATGATTAGCTGGATTGTCACACTATCTAACGACGAGCGTGTCTATGGTGACTATGACAGGCCAAACTTAGAAAACCCTTGGACCAGACTTTCGGACTACTGTAAAGATCGTAATGTTTTTCCTGTAAAGATAGAACTCCATATGTTTGGCGCTCCTGCTAAGGTTTTCTTTGAAGACCCTAAAGGATTAGATGGGCTGGCTGTTATGAGAGGCATAGCTAAAGATCAAGCGATGGACGGTAGTCATTCTACATCTTTTCAAACCCTAACCGTGTGTTTACTAAAAGATGACTGCTCTGCCGTAGATGTCGCAAAATACACTTGGCCCTATAATCAATTTGAGAAGGCTAAGTCTGAAAGATCTGTTACAGAAGATAATGTTAAATATATGATATTCAAAAATGACTCAGAAAAAATCAAACACCCAGAAGTACAGAAGTATATCAACGAGGCAGCCGTGTAATGCGGCGCAATATTGCGCTGAACTGGTCTGCATCAGAAAAAGGGAGCGTGATAACAAGGGGAGTCTTGAGTTTAAGTTTTGGAACAAGTCACAAAAAGAAGAATATGAAACTCAAATTAGATTAGCTTCTAAGTTAATTAAAAAATACGGAGAGAAATCTTTAGTATCTTATTTAAATAGCCCAAGTGGTAGAAACGTTTACTCCTTGGGCTTTTTGCACAATTCTAAAAAGTTTGTTTTAATCACTAAGTTTGTAGAAGCGGGTGTTGCAAAACGATCCGAAGAGGTTAAGATAGAAGCAAAGAAACCAAAAAAGGTTATTGAGATAGCAGAAGACAAAGAGTATAAACCGAAGACGAGAAAGAAAAAGAAAACATTAATGTCAAAACTTAGGAGTGAGAATGGCAAAAAAGAAGACACCTGAATATTTAAAAAGTCAGATAAAAGAATACGGCAACATAATTAAGACCGGAACCGAAGTTCTAAAAGAAAAGAGTGACTACAAGGTCATCTCTATTAGTCCAGCTATTGATATAGCTCTAGGAGGTGGAGTAAGAGAAGGATGCTGGGTAACTTTAACGGGAGACCCCAAAAGCGGTAAAACAACAACCGCTATGCAAATCGCCACCAACTGTCAAAAGGAAGGTAGGCCAGTCATCTATCTAGATGCAGAGGGTCGTCTTAAAGATATGAATTTTCAGGTAAACGATTTCGACCCTGAGAAAATAGAAGTTATTGCACCAGAAGATAAACCTTTACCGGCAGAAGAGTTCTTAGAAATGGCCTATAAAATGATGAGCCATCCAGACTACTATGGCGCTGTTCTGATTATTGATTCTATCTCCTCTTTGATTCCTGCTAAAGAGCTAGATGGAGACTTTAGTCCGGGCCGGGCGGGGCTACCGAAGATTTTGTCTATCTTTACAAAAAAGATCGGGCAGCTTCTGCCAAGGCAGAGAGGTCTTGTTATTGCTATAACTCACTACATTGCAAACACGGGAGGGTTTGGTAAAGCAAAACTTTCTGATGGCGGTAACAAAATTCAGTATCAAGCCGATACTAGAATGGAAATTGCGGGCGGTGGTGAGAAAATCTCAGCAGTAAAACCTTGGGAAGACGCTAGCAAAAATAGAATTGGTCAAGTAGTAAACTGGAAAATTATTTGCTCTTCTATGGGACCGCCCGGAGGACAAGTGCAAAGCTATATCAGATATGGTCATGGTATCGACTCAACCCAAGAGGTTCTTCAGTTGTCGTTAGATCTAGGTCTTATTGACAGGTCCGGGGCTTGGTTCTCTTGCCCCTTTCTAGAGATGAATAAAGAACTTGCTAAAGAAATTGATCCAGATGTTGACGTAGAAGATGCTGAAAAACTTACCAAAGCTTTTAAGTTCCAAGGTCAGGACAAGGTTTATAGTTTTCTAAACAGAAATACTAAACTGGTAAAGACTCTAGAGACGATGATTAAAGAGGCTTTAGCTTGAAAGTGATCGGGCTAGATAACCGAGAGTATAGCTGGAACCCTAAGTCTGGGGGAGGCAAGAGATCAAAGCTTCACCAAAAAGCAAAGGAAGTTCTTGACTCTTGCTTTCCTTATGATAGAATACTAGAAGAAGTTAGTCTACCGGGAACCAGAACCGTAAAAAACAAATCTCTAAGAGCAGATTTTTACATACCAAACAGAACTTTAATTGTAGAAGTTCATGGTCAGCAACACTTTAAGTTTAATAGTTTTCACTTTAAAGATAAGCTATCATTTTTCAGAGCGCAAGCTAGAGACAGAAGCAAGGTAGAGTGGTGTAGTATAAACGATATAAGAATGGTAGAACTTAATTACGACGAGGATATAGATGAGTGGCGAAACAAGATTGAATGAGTTTTTACAAGCTATCGAGGACTGGAAAAGTTCTAAATACTTAGTAGAGGTAGACCCNCCAGAGGAAGCTTCCATAGCTATAAATTCTGATTTTAANACTATGAAGTCTTGGAGCGCNGAAACATGNAATACATATGCCTTCAANCTTTATTCCTATGCAGAATATGTTGAATCACAATTAGTTAAGGAAAAAAACACTTTAGAGTGGGCAGAGTCTTCTATTTGGTTTATAATANGTAGCGTAATGAATCAATACGGNGGCCAGTATTCAAAATGGCAAGAAAAGTATTACTCGGCANTAAAGGAAAACCCNCTTGCATCNGAGATACTAAAGATTAAAAATCATGCAGAGGCTAGGGTTAGAACNCTAGAGGGTAAAAATAGTAGAGTTATTAAGATGGCAGAAATATTAGCAAATATGGCTAGGAGAAAATAATGAGCGAAGAGATTATAAAAACGCTGTTAAGTATAATGACCCCAGAGCAAAAGGCTGAATTAATTAGCAAGCTCCAAGATCCAGATTTACCTATTGAGAACACGGCGTATGTCCAAGAAGAACAGGTCAAACCACCTAAAAATACATCGGTGGATGTAGATGATTTTACAATGACAAAAGATAAAGCAAATCCAAATTCTACACAGGTGGAAGTTAAGAAAAGGGTTAACCTATTTAGCGATGATGGAACGGAGCATAAAGACCCTCTAAACAAAACGCCAGAAGTAACCCCTACGGAAAGAAAAAGGCCGCCAATAAAAAACGTTTCACAAACATGTTCGTCTTGTGGTAAAAGTTTAGAAGTACATCCCGCCCATAAAAGAGAAAACTTTATTTGTGATAAGTGTTTGAGGTCAAGGTCGGTTTAAATGAAAAACAATCTTCAAGATTTAGCATCTGAAAGAGCCGTATTAGCGGCTCTTTGTCAATATGGACTAGACTGCTATCTAGAAATAGATTTTGTAGACGCTGACCATTTCACAAATGACATGAATCAGCTTTTATATCACTGTATATATAAGTCTGTTTCAGAAAACTCTAAAGTAGAATTGGCATCTATACTTTCTGCCGCAAACAGTCTTGGGGTAAGTGAATCTATAAACAACAAAGAAGAGATGTCGTTTATAAGGTCTTTGTTTAATTTTCCTATACATAAAGAAAATGCAAAGTCTCACGCC